GATAAGGAATTGGCCAATCATACTGATGAAACAAAAGCGATTAGGCAAAGACTTGAAGCTATAAGCAAGCCTATTGACACCTTGGCGTAATATGCTAACTGTTAGCTATATTGCAATGATTGCGGCAATTCCAAAGGGGTAAACCTTGAGACAGGGCGACCGTTCCAAAAAAACAGATACACAAGAAGAGCTATGCGAGTTGCTGGCGACGGGACTTAGCTTAGTTGGTGTATGTAAGCGCAAGAATATGCCTAGCGTTCGTTCCGTACAAGTATGGATGGGAGAGGATGAGGAATATTCTGCGCAGATAATGCGTGCGCGCGAGGCTGGCTATCTAATTCGCGGCGATCAAGCTGTTGAGGATGCTAAGTCGGCGGATGACGCGCCATTAGGTAGATTGGCATTTGATGCCGAACGGTGGTATTTGGGCAAACTGTCAAATGCTTTCAGCGATAACAAGCCGCAAAGCCATAAAGTTGAATTAGGCATGGCCCCGGAGACTGCTGAATGGCTGGGAATAACGTCTTAGCATTAGCCGCAAAGCGTTGGCCCGATAAGCTATCAAGGCTGCGGGACGGGTTTTATTACATCAAGGATAAGGCTGGACAGAAAGTCCGATTTCGGATGAATGTCGATCAAGACGCTTTCATTGTAGGCCGCCATGGTATGGACCTTGTGTTGAAGGCGCGCCAAAAAGGCTTCACGACTGTAATCCAGTTAGACATGTTGGATGATTGTTTGTTCATACCGAATACGGCGGTAGGTGTTATTGCTCACAATCTGAATGACGCTAAGGCGTTTTTTCGTGATAAGATCAAATATGCTTATGACAATTTGCCGCAAGAGTTTCGGGATGTTGTGGGTAGTGAGCAGGACGCGGCGGATAGTTTGAGGTTCACCAATGGCTCGTCTATTCGCGTCGGCACGTCATTGCGGTCTGGCACGTTGCAGCGGTTGCATGTAAGTGAGTATGGCAAGCTTTGCGCTAAGTTCCCCGAAAAGGCGCAGGAAGTTAAATCAGGCGCATTTAATACGGTGCAGGCGGGGCAGTCAATAACGGTTGAAAGCACGGCGGAGGGCATGGGGGGGCATTTCCACGACCTTTGCCAGATAGCGCAGCGTAACGCAGAACAGGGGGCACATTTGTCGCCGCTTGATTTCAAGTTTCATTTCGCGCCATGGTATACGACCGATGAATACCGGATTGACCCGATTGGCGTGATTATCACGAAAGAGTGGGCGGAGTATTTTGATAAGCTTGCGGGGCAGGGTATTGCTTTAGACGATAGCCAAAAGGCGTGGTACGTTAAGAAGGCTGACCAGCAAGGCGATAGCATGAAGCGCGAATATCCTACGACACCTAAAGAGGCGTTCGAGGCTAGTGTCGAGGGCGCATATTTCACGACGCAAATGTCGAATATGCGAAAGCAAGGGCGAATTTGCCGCTTGCCTATGTTAGACCAGCCTGTGTGGACGTCATGGGATTTAGGTGTACGTGATAATATGTGTATTACATTTTGGCAGGATGTTGGCTTAGAGCGGCGGGCTATTGATTATTACGAGAATAGCGGCGAGGGTTTTGGTCACTATGCTAGGATATTGACCGACAGGGGCTATAATTACAGCAAGCATTACATGCCTCACGATGCTGGCCATAAGCGAGCGGGTGTTGATATTACAACGCAAGAGATGGAAGCGAACAAAGCTGGTATCAGGCCGACGCAGGTTTTGGATAGAATACAAACGGAGCAATTGGGCGTAGAGGCAAGCCGATCATTCTTTCCTAATGTGTATATTGACGAGGAACGATGCGCCCGGTTGATTGCTTGCTTGGACAACTATCGGCGGGAATGGAACGACAAGCTGGGTGTGTTTAAGGACGACCCGCTGCATGATGAATTTAGCCATGGTTACAAGTCATTTGAGAGCGCGGCAATTAGGCCAAGGCCGAATGAATACCAAAAATTGAATATAAGGGCTGGTGGTATATTATGATTGAACCAGACCAACTACCGGACGGCTTAATGTCGTTTTTGCAGACAGAGGCAACCGACGCCCGTGATACAAGCTTGGACGAACTACGCGCTATTGCCTTGGACTTTTACAACGGCGAACCTTTTGGCGGGGGCATGGAGGTCGCTGGGCGGTCGCAATATGTATCACGCGACACTGCCGAGGTTGTAGATTACATGACTGAAACCGTGCTGGAGCTATTTGTTTCGGGCGATAACGCGGTTGAATTTGAGCATGGCGATAAGGCACTGGCTAAGGTAGTGACGGCGGTGTTGTCGCGTGACTTTATGCGTAAGCAGGACGGTTACAACATATTGTTGGACGCGCTTAAATCAGGCTTACTTGAAAAGACGGGCGCGATTAAGTCATTTATTAAGCCTGCTGAATATCGCACGGTCGAAGAGGAAATAGACCCGGCTGAATTTGAGGCGATTGAAGGTGAGGTTTTGGGCGTTGAGCCTATTGAGGTTGATGGTGAGGTGCAGTCTTTGCGCGTACAGATACGCAAAGAGATTAGCCCTCAACGGTTTTGCGACGCGGCTATTCCGAATGAAGAGCTAGACATTAGCCGCGACACCCGCGACTTAGAGACTTCCCCTTACATTGCCCATGTAACCGAAAAGACCATCTCCGAGATTAAAATGATGGGGTATGATACGGACGGTATGTCGGGCGATATGCCGCGCAGCACGACGCTATCGGACGCACGTGGTTCGGTTAATCACCAGTCAGCACGGTCGGGTGTTTTGGCTAAAGTGCAATGGCGCGAAGAACATATCATGTTTGACGCGGATGGCGATGGCTATGCGGAGCGTTTGATTGTTGAGCGCGTTGACGACCGTATATTTTCGATCAAGGAAAGTGGTTGCCACTATTTTACTGAATGGTGTCCATATCGCATGCCGCATCGGCGCGTTGGGCAATCAATGGCCGACAAGTCAATGGATATTCAGCTTGTGCGGTCGATACTAACCCGGCAGGCATTGGACAACATCTATTCGTCAAACGTCCCGCGCATATTGATGCACGAGGATTCGATTGGCGTTAACACTATTGACGATTTGATGGATCAATCAGTTGGTGCGCCGTTGCGTTGGAAGGGTGTCGCATCGCCGCAGCCTTTCAGCATTCCATTTGTTGCGGGTGAGGCGTTTAACGCTATCCAGTTGTTTAGCGACGAGCGGGAACGGCGCACGGGTGTGTCGGCGGCCAATCAGGGCTTGGACCGCGATGTATTGAATAAGACGGCAACGGGCGCGGCTATGCAAATGTCGCAAGGGCGCGGCAAAGAGATGTTTCTTGCCCGTAACTTTGCAGAGTTCTTTAGCCGCGTAATGCGCAAGAAATACAAATTGATGCGTGAATACGGCGATCCTATCGAGATCGAGATTGATGGCGAAACGGTAACTACCGACCCTAAGCAATGGCCGGATGAAATGGAGGTTTCTATTCGCGTAGGTATGGGGACGGGCCGTAAAGAGGATCGAATTCAAAACTTGACTGCACTGGCACAATTGCAGGCACAAGCACAAGAGGGTGGATTGTCGATTGTGTCCGAGGAAAATATATTCAATACGGGTGTTGCCATTGTCGAGAATATGTCACTTGGCAAGGCGGAAGCGTACTGGACTAAGCCTGAAGGTGGCCAGCCGCCTAAGCGCGATCCGAACGAGATTGAGGCGGAGACCATTGTCGCTAAGGAAGAGGTTAAGGCTAAGGCAGCGTATGAAGGTAAGTTGAAATCACTCGAATATGAATGGGATATAGGCAAGCGGCGTATTGAGATGGAGGCCATGCTTGGCTTGCTTGGGGAAGGGCAGGACATAGGCAATTATTCACCGGGCGGGGATGTAGGCGTATGAGTGAAGCTGACGACGCGAAAGCTGCCTACACGCGGTTTATAGGCCCTGCCATTGATGCTATTGCGACCGATGTAACTAAGCGGATGATGAAAATCGCTGTGGATGCACCTAGTAAAGAGGGTGAGATTAAGTGGCTGGCGATGACGCTGTCCAATTTGCATGCCGTGCAATCGCATATCGGTTTGATTATCGCGGATGGCGCGATAGAACAAAGCCAGCGCGAACATGCGGCTATGATTGCCAAAATGTCGCCTGAACGAAAAAAGATATTGGGGATTATATGACATATACGTTAGACGATATAATCGTTAATCAGATAGATGACGAAAATGATTGCTGCGCTTGGGAGTTAATACTTGAGACTGACAATGGCGCTTTGTCCGGTAAAACTATGGTGACAAAGCAGTTAATTGACAGGTCTGTACATAAAGAAGCATTTATCAATCAAGAGCTTGGCTTCATGATGGCTGAATTATTGCGGAAAGCCAATGCCCGATAACTGCATTCGCGTTGTTGGTGAGTACATGAATATCAAAGTCCCGTTGCGGTGCGGACCCGGCACAGCGGACACTATCGAATTAAAGCGCATTGCCGATGATATGGCGCGCAAAGAGTTTAACAAGAAGCTTAGATCGAAAAGACTAGGCATCATTTAATTTGCGCCAATGCGCTTATGCCCCGCCGTGGCTAACGGTATTTAGGAAACGTGAATGGCCCAGCTAGACGATGTACTAGCACCCGTTGACGCGCCTGTTGATGAGACAGCCGTGGACGCGAGTGTTGCGGAAACGCTTGATTACGACAGCGATGAAACAAATGATGATGAAGAAATTGAGGATGAAGAGGTTGCTGAAGAACAGGTAGTTGAAGAACTGCCTCCCATCGAAGCGCCTGTTAGCCTTGATGCTAAAGCTAAGGAATTGTTCGCCGCATTGCCCCGTGAGGCGCAAGAGGTATTTGGCAATCGAATTGCTGAACAAGACCGGAAAATCCGCGACGTGGGGACGCAATTATCGCAAACCCGCGACAAGGTATATGCGGAGGCAAATAACGCTCTTGCTGAAAGGTACGAGCAAAACTCGGCAGTACTGGAGCAATACGCGCAGGCAATTGTGGGGCAGGCTCCAGACCCTCGTTTGTTGTACAGTAGTAACCCTGAAGAGGTGGCGTATTATCATCGCGCCAAATATGAGCATGAACAGTCACTAGCCCAGCTTCAAAATATGCACCTAGTGGCGCAACAAAGCACCGAACAAGCCGCGCTTTTAAGACAGCAAGCTGGAAAGCAAGGAGCTATTGAAGCGTGGTATGCAGCATCACAAGACAATCCAGATTGGTTCGATCCATCAACGCTAAACCTCAAGCCTGAAATTCAGGAAGAAATTGAGTCCATTGGCAGAGAACTCGGCATCCCAATAGATTTGCGTGTAGAATTTAGTGAGCAAGGTTTCGGCTTTGGTGAACTTGATAGCAGCGACATTAAAGCCCTCACGGCGGTGATGAAT